AATGGTTACAACAGACCAAACGGACTCAATGGGCTGGGTAGGTGCCCCCGTATCGACACATGGCAACCCGAAGAAATCCGGGCAAATATCTGGGGTATCCGAGCAAACCTCAGTCAACCCGATAAAACGGGGGGAATACGTGGGGATATTTCAGGGGGATTTAATAGAGCCGTTTTGAGGCGTTTTTCCGAATCGTAATAGGGTGATGCCAACCCATGCGGGAAAACCGTGCTGCGGCCCGTTTGATGCGTTTTGGAGGGGGGTTGCGGGGATCGCCCGCCGTGGGCCAGGACGTTAAAAAACCCCGCTGGATTTCTCCGAGCGGGGCTGCGATGGGGTGCGAGTGAGTCAGCCGCGTGGAATTGTCTCCACGCCTTCGGCATAGCAATCAATGATGCGATAAGGGGAATACGTGAATGGGCGCGGGGGGTTGCATTCTTGATAGAACGCGTCGTGTCCCCATGCGTGCTTTGCGGCGACGAGCGGATCAGTTCCGGGGCGGTAGTTCACCCGGCCAATGAATGTTCCGGCTACGTGACTGACGATGAAATGCAAACGATTGTGCGCGGTTTCGCTGCTCATGATGGGCTCCAGAAGTGAAAATGCCCCCGAAGGGGCGGAGGATTATTCCTGATTGGCGTCGGCGTCGCCTTCGGCATCCGGTGCATCCCCCATTTCGTCCAGTTCGGCCAACAAATCCATGCCAGCCGTATCCTCCCCGCGTGCTTTGGCATCCTCGACGCGCAAATGTTCGATGATCTCAGCCACGCGCGGGTTTTTGCGCAATGCGGCTTTTTCTTTGTCGGATTTCGCGGCGAGATATTCCTTCAATTGATCGGCGGTTTTCCGGCCTGCGTACATTTGAATCAGCGCCCGGAGCAACAATCCGCCCGTTGCGCCACCTTCCCGGCGTTTGTTCCACTCACCTTCGAGGAGGCGCTGCGCGACTTCGGCCACAGCCGTGTATTTGTCTTCGATCGTTGCGCTTCGCCCGGTTTCGGGGTTGCGAGACATTGCGGCCGCGTCAACCAGCTTCTGTTTGAGGCCGTGCATGAGGGCCTGGGCCAGCACATCTTCGCTCAGCCGGATGGTGTCAACCTCGACGGTTTTCCCGTGCTCGAAATTGAGGGTGATTTTTCCGAATGCCAGATGGGTTTGCGTTTGCGCGTGATCCTTCGCGGCTTGGTCGTCCGAATCCCAGCCTTCGGGCATGGTGATGATCGCCTCGATTGCCGGTTTTTTCGCGGGGGCTTGGGTGTTAGTTGCGTTTGCCATTTCGTTTCATCCTCAATGTGATGTGATGCGGGCCTGATTGCCCTATCGCGGGATTGCGATGGAGTCAGTATCCGGCCATCCCGCCCAATTGTCTAATTTTCTTTCGTGATACCCTGACGCCAGCCCATCACGCAAACGCATACCCGCACAAACGCGTTCTAAGGCACTTTTGAGCCGTTTTGCCTCAATCTGGCACTTTCCCCCATCCACCGCCTGAACTCGTTTTTCCCGCTTGGATGATCTACATCATCTATATGACTTAGATCACCTACATCATCCAGTTCTTATCCCAATCGCAACACTCTTAGTCCTTACACATGAGTCCGTCAGCCATGTTGCCCAATCGCCATTGATCCAGCGCAAATTTCGCATAATACACATTATGTCAAATGTTGTCAGTCTGCAATATTGCACGATCCCAACGAAGCTGGCAACTTTGCTAAGTGCTATCGGTCTGGGCTCTCCCATAGCCGCAGCCTATCAACTGACCGGGGGGTGCTTCCCCGCAGGCGGGGGGTGCCGAAGGGGTAAGTTTAGCCGCATTCCATCCCCCCATGCGAGGTCAATTTTTCCAGCGAACCCGCCTGGCACTCCTGTGTCAGTGACTCCCACCTGAAAATTTTCAAAAACTGAGAAAAAGTAATCCTCCGGGAATACGAGGAAGTAATTCGGCGGGATTAGGGCTTAGTTTAGACCGGACGCTGGGCCAGATTTCCGCTTGACGGTGGGCTAAACCAGTGGCATACTGGCGACACTCACTCAACAGGGGATTGCCATGACCGCGCCATTACAAAGCACACAAAGTGCCGCCGGAAGCATCGTTAAAGTTCGCTACACGCACGACGCGATGATTGATCTGATTATTGCCAATCCGGCGGTCAGTCAGAAAGAAATCGCAAGGCACTTCGGGTACACTGAAGCCTGGGTCAGCCGTGTGCATTGCAGCGATGCGTTCCAAGCCCGCTTGGCTGAGCGGCGCACGGAAGTGGTCGATCCGATCCTCGCCGCGAGTGTGAAGGATAAGATGGAAGGCGTGATTTCGCAGAGTTTGGATATCCTGGCCGAAAAGCTGGAAGCCACGCGGAATCCGGACCTGGCCATCAAGGCACTGGACATTGCCTCGAAAGCGGCAGGGTATGGTGCACGGCAGCAAAACGTGGCTGTGCAAAATCAGTTCGTGGTGCATATTCCGAATAAGATTCAAGACCCGCACGCCTGGGCTGACGCACACCGACCGGGCGGCATGCCTGTGACTGTGATCGAGGCGGAGACTCGCTGATGTTCAGCCCGATTGGCCAGGCCGTCCAAACTGTTATCTGGCAACCACAGCCGGGGCCACAAACGGCCTTGCTAGAATGCGACGTCTTCGAAGTGTTCTACGGCGGCGCGCGTGGTGGCGGGAAGACGGAATCGTCCATCGGGGACTGGCTGCAGCATTCTGCGCAGTATGGGGAAGGTGCAATCGGAATCTTCGTTCGCCGCAAGCTGACGCAGCTGGCTGAGGTTATCGCGCGGACGAAGCAAATCTTCACCAAGATCGGGGCAAAGTACAATGAGCAGCAGAAAACTTGGACCATGCCAGGAGGTGGACGTCTTAAGTTTGTTTACCTCGAAAGGGACTCGGATGCGGAAGAATATCAGGGCCACAATTACACGCGTATTTACGTTGAAGAGCTTACGAACTTCCCGAATCCTGGACCAATCGATAAGCTCCGTGCTACTTTGCGTAGTGGCAGTGGTGTACCTGTCGGCATGCGCCTTACTGGGAATCCTGGTGGGCCAGGCCACAATTGGGTAAAAGCCCGGTACATCGACCCCGATCCTAAAGGTTACCGCATCCTGCGGGAAGAAACTACCTTCGACCTCGATGGGCAAAAACAAACAGTCTTCCTCGACCGCGTCTTCATCCCATCGAAGATCGGCGACAATGCGCTGCTTATGCGGAACGACCCGACGTATATCTTGCGGCTGCGTCAGTCCGGATCGGAAGCGCTCGTCAAGGCGTGGCTCGAGGGTAACTGGGATATCGTCGACGGGGCCTTCTTTGATGAATGGTCAGATGCAAACGTCCTGTCGATGGACTGGATGGAGCGGATTCCGCTGAAACAGCTGTTGAAGTTCCGTGCGCATGACTGGGGATCGGCAAAACCATCTTCAACTGGCTGGTATGCAGTTTCCGACGGTACTTTCGGTCTGCCAAAAGGCGCGCTGATCAAGTATCGCGAATGGTACACCAGCAAAGGGCCAAACAAAGGCTTGAAACTCCCGGCGGATCAAGTTGCAATGGGGATTCTTGCACGCGAAGGGGCTGTTTTCAACGACTTCGGCCAGAAAATCCGCGATCCGATTGAAGGTGTGCGATATGGCGCGGCTGATCCGGCGATTTTCATTCGCAATGGTGGACCTTCAATCGCAGAAACCATGATAATGAAGGGCTGTACGTGGAAACCGGCAGACAACAAACGCTTGCCTGGCTGGGAAGAAATGCGTCGGAGAATTTCAGGCGAAATCTGCGCGCCAAACGAGTATCTGACCGCATATGAAAGCAGCGAATTCTGGCGTGTGCCGATGCTGTACTTCCTCGAATGCTGTGAAGATTCCATCCGCACGATCCCGACACTCCAGCATGATGACACCAATCCGGAGGACCTGGACACCGAGGCCGAAGATCATGCGGCTGACGAAACTCGATACGCTTGTATGTCCAGGCCGTGGGTGCAAAAGGGGAAGCCGCCTCCAGGCCGCACCTTGCCCAAACTCCCACAAGAATATACCATCAACGAACTTATCGAGAAGCGGCGCAAGGCACGCATCGCCGCAATGGACGATTGACCAAGGATAAATAGAATGACCACGACCAAAGCACAAATCACCCCGGAAGTTCAGAACTGGTTCAACCAGCTCGACGCGTCGCGTAAGCGCGAAGAGAACTTCCGGAAAGAAGGTCGGCGCGTTAACGCAATCTACGAAGCCGAAAAGCGTGAAGATACTCCTTACAACATCCTGTACTCGAACACTGAGACTCTGGCTCCAGCGCTGTACAACAACACGCCGCGACCGGACGTTCAACGTCGTTTCAAGGACGCCGATCCGCTGGGCAAAATCGCTGGCGATGTTACCGAACGTACGCTGGCTTTCCTTATCGACTCGAATGATCAGGACTACTCTGACTTCGACACGATGATGGCTTCCGCTGTGCTCGAGGCGTTGTTGCCTGGGCGTGGGCTGACCCGATTCAAGTATGACGCCACTTTCGCTGGCGAAGGTGAGCAACGTACCGTTTCGGGAGAGCAGGTGTGCGGGGAAGAAGTCCCTTGGGATCGCGTGCTGCTCGGCTATGCGAAGAAGTGGAAGGATGTGCCGTGGCTGGCCTTCGAACACTTCATGAACAAGGACGAAGTGGAGAAGAATTACGGCGCCGAGCTGGCTGGGAAGATTCCCTATACGCTGAAAGGCGGGCAGGAAGAAGATGCTTCTGACAATGAAGCTAAGACTTCGGCTGACGGCGAGGAAATCGAACGCCTGTCGCACATCTATGAAATCTGGGACAAGACTGCAAAGCAGGTTGTGTTCATCGCAGCCGGTTTTGGGGAGGTGGTGAAAAAAGTAGCCGATCCGCTCGGCTTGACCGGCTTTTATCCATGCCCGCGCCCGATGCAATTCACTTCCAAAGTGTCGTCTGTGCTGCCGACGGCATTGTATACGCTGTACGAAAACCAAGCGCAGGAACTAAACATCTGCACCACCCGCATCAACAAGATCATGAAGGCGTTGAAAGTGCGCGGTTTCTATGATTCGACGCTGAGCGGTATGGATAAACTGCTAGAAGCCGCCGACAACACCCTGCTGCCCGCCGATAATGTAGCTGCAATGCTGCAAGGCCAGACCCTGGACAAGGCT